TGCGCGGCGATGGTTGGCTTACGCTGCGTGTGATCGATCTGGTAGCGGCTGTGCGAGTCTGGCAACACTGGCCAGTCTGAACGCAGTCCGTTGCGCACTTCTTCGCGCAAGTGGTGAAGGTCAAGCGCGAGCTGCGTCGTCACACATGCCGGACACCAGCCAATGCGGCTCGTGACTTGGCCGCAGCGCGCGCAGGGGTGGACGCGATAGGCGGCGCGTTCAGGCTCGCGTTTCGCGGGTGGCTGATCCTGCCACCGTGGATCACTGGCTTTCAGCGTGTCGCGTAGCCAGTCAGGCGGTTGGATAGGTTCCATCGGGTCTGCCTCGTTGTGTGGGTAGGCAGCCCTGGCGCACATATGGGATAATGCGCGGGAGGGCTGCGTTCGTAGCGGTTCGTGGTTCTTTGGTTGCTGTCCTGAGCGCGTTTCGGTCTGGTACACCGGAATGCGCTCGTTCTCTATGCGTGGTCTGAGAGACCTTCAAGCATCTTCACGGTTTGAGATGCCTCCCACAGATTGAATGCTTCGCGCACCACACGCCGCAGGCGACCTTGATACACGAAGGGGATATCGCCTCTTGCCACCATTCTGTGTGCGGTTGCGTAGCAGACGCCGAGCCTGGTAGCGATTTCAGCGATTGTGATCAGGTGAGTCTCGCTCTTCCACCCCACAAGCACAATTGCCTCGCGTTTGGCCCTTCTGGCCTGATGTCGCGTCATGGCCTTCGTCATGCTTCAACCTCACTCTATGCGGCGTCGTCCAAGGCGTCAGGTGTAAATGGCTCAGTCCGCACGTCTTCCTGCGCGTCCGTGATCTCGCGTTGCGCGCGTGTCAGATTGCGCCAGATGTCTGCGATGAGTGGGTGAGCGCTGTCGGCCAGCCTGCTCATGTGTCGAATGGCCTTCGCGAGACCATCTGCGCTGTTCGCCAATTCGTGTAGCGTCTCGTCTCGCTCATGAGCCGTACGCGCATGTACGCCTATCGTGTTCGCCTGCGTGGACATCGGAAGCTTCTTTCTACGCCACGAGGGCTGCAACAGCATGGATAGCCTGTGCGGCGTGGCGATCACAATAGCAGTGGGTCGCGTTGCGCGGGAAGCGCTCGCCAAACTCTGCGTAGCAGTCCGCACATGCCGCAACTGGCCGCGCGATCTGGCGAATGGACGTAGCGATCTGTTCTTCTGAGCGCTCGAATTGCCTCTCCCGCTGGCGCGTGTAGGCCAGCCGCCGCATGTAAGCCGTCATGGCGTAGTGCGCCCGCTCAGCGCGTTCACGTGGGTCCAGGATGCCTGCCGGATCGACTTCGCGCTCAAACCTGCGCAGGAAGCCCGCACGTGCCCGCCCAGCAACCGCCGCGCCGCCGTACTTCGCCAGGTTGGCCGCCGCGCCCATACGGGCGATCTGGCGGCGTTGCTCTCGTTCCATCTTCTGCCTCTATCCTTTGCATTGCTTGCTGATTGTCGTAGATCAGCGGTTTGCCTGTCAAGTCATGCTTCTGATTCTTGGTTTGGTTTGTGGTACTTTTGGCTATTCTACGCGATTGCGCCTCCAATCCATCAGCCAGTGTCGCACTCTGGCGAACCACGCCGGACGCCGGTACAGTTCGGGATAGGCGAGCCGATGCCAGTAGTTGACCGTGCGGGTGATGTCGCGTTGCGCTTGCGTCTTCTCTTCCTCTGAGAGACCGTCTTTGACCTGTAGGCGGCGCATGCTGGCGAGCGTGGCGCGCGCGATCTCGCGTAGCTCTTGCTCGTTCATGTCAGCGCCCCACGTCGATCCAGAAGCGGCGCCAGAGGAAGTCTTTGCGCCAGACGTTGATCCTGATGGCCAACGCAAACCACAGGACGACGAACACGATCACAAGCGCTATGGCAATCGTCGCGGCGTTGGCTACTACAGCATCCAGCCACATCGCGCGCAGAGCCATCGCTGTGAGGTAGATCGCGATGAGCGCGCCAACGGATGCCAGGACGCACACGGCCAGGAACGTCACAACGCGCAGCGCGTAGTCGCGCACGGTGCGTAGTCGGCGTGCTCGCGTCTCGACTCTCGCGTCCTGCGCTGCGATCTCGGCATCCGCTTTCCGCATCACCGCCACGAGCTCATCCGCATCAGCCAAGCGGCGCACCTGCTCGGCTGCCTCTCGCGCCTGCTCTGCGGCGATCTGTTCAGCCACTGAGGGATAGGTCACGTTGATATCGTCGTCCGTCACTTGCTCGCCCTTTCTAGTGCCGCGCGTCCGGCGTCGGTCAGCGTGTATTCGGCGTATCCTTGGCCGCCGTATCCTTGGCCGCTTTCGTCGGCGTGATACCAACGGACGTGTTCCTCAATCCAGCCACGACGCATGATCGCCTGAAATGTGACAGACAGTACATCCTTGCGGCGGTACGGGGGAACCTCACTATCGGAGTACACACATTCCAGATGTGGTCGCGTCGAATGCTCGGCCTGCGGGCCATAGAGCCAACCAACCAGACGCCAGCTTGTCGTTACGTCGCGGTAGGCGTGTTCCGGTGGCGCTGCCAGGAGCGCGAGTATGGTCCGTTGCGCCGGCGTGAGCTTCGTCGCGGTCATGCTCGTGTCACCTTTCTCTGACGCCGCTTCGCCCTCTTAAACTTGGGTGAACTCACGCGGAACCGCCGAATGACGCGCCGGGATTTGGTGACGCATCTCGCACAAATCGCGTCCTCTGCTTCCCTGTGGCAAAGACAACAGCGCATCCCCTCATCCCTCCTGCGGCGTGGCCGCTGCTCGCGTCTGGCTATTCGCAGACATCCACGTCTTCGGGATAGTTCTCATCTATCCGCCAGACAAACGCGCCGCCCCAATAGCCCGATTGCAACGGCACTTTCTTGCCGCCGAGCCACGCCCACGCCGTGAGGTCTTCGTAGCCTTCGTAGCCAGCCTGTTCATAGCGGTTTGGCTCGTGTTCTTTGACGCCGTGGACTACGCGTTCCACCGTTCCGCGCGTGCCGGGAAGCATGATGCACTCAGTGGTCGCCATAACTGCCTCCTGGCTCAGAACGGAATATCATCAGGCGTCTGCATCTCGCGGTTGCGCGCTTCGTATTCTTCCTGCCGCTGCATCATCTCGATCTCTTTTGCTTCCTCTCGCTCATCGGTGATGCGCTCTACGGCGGCCCAAGGAATGACACACGTGCCAATTGCGTTGCGGCGATGATCCCAGTCATAGCGACAGGCGTTCAGCAGAATGAGCACCGCGCCATTACTGGCCTTGCTGACCTCGCCATAGATTTGGGTAGCAGACCATTCGCTGTCATAGACCTGCACGTGAACGGTGACACGATCACCGAACTGGTTGCGGATAATCTCGCCCGTCGTCATTGTCTCTGCCATCTCGTCGTCTCCTCGCCCGTGGGCTATACTGCTATTTGGCCTTCAACATGTCGCGCAACTCAACCATGCGATTGAGACTGGCCAGCGCGTCCTGGTCAATCATGGCGTCGAGCCGCATCAGTGCTATCTCTCGGTTCAAACGCCGCAATTGCCGCTTCCGCAGGCAGTCGTTGCATGTCCCTGTCTCGCGTCCTGCGGCTTCCACTGCCGTAAGCCGCGTGCCGCACTTGTCACATGTCGGTTGATTGCTCATCGTCGTCTCTCCTCCCGCCTGTGGTGGCTCACTCGCTACGCCCCCTACGCCGCTGTTGGTGGCGTATCTGTCTGGCCGGTCTCTTCCCGGTGATCTGCTTCCCACGCATTGCGCCGGGCAATCCATTTCAATGCTGCGCCCGCATGGATACAGGGCTTATGGTAGCTGCCTGCGATACAGGTGCATTCGGTCACGTGGTCATGAACTAGCGTGACCTCGTATCGCTTTGTGCTGTCTGTCTTGCTCTGTACCTTGAGAATCACCAGCCCTTCATGGTTGCCCACGTAGAAGCGCGCGTGGGCGGCGCGCCAATTCGCCTTGTCAGCCAACTCCAGCGATTTACTCTCGTAACTGTTCACCGTTCCTGCTCCTTGCAACACCATGTCAACATCTCTACAAATCATTATACGCGCAGATGCATATAAAAGTCAATAGTTTAGCAACGCAATCTTGCAAATTGGTCAAATTAGTGTTATATTAGGGTCAGATAGTCGGCATGAAGGGGGAAACTATGGGCCGAGCTGAGGGTTGGACCCTACACTACTTGCGGGCGTGGCGTCGCGCAAAGGCGCTGAGTCCGAAAGAGCTGGCGGAGAAGACGGGTATCTCGGCCAGTGCGTTGTCACGCCTAGAGCATGGGAAGACAAAAGCTGGTGTCAAAACGATTGACAGCATTTGCACAGTCCTTGGCCTCTCGCGAGAACAACTCCTCTTTGAAGACCCAAAATCGAAAGCTAGCGCCGCCGCGTAATGACGACGCTAGCACCGCGCTTCCCGGATTGCCCCGGTGGCGCGGCCACGCCAGTTTATCAGAGTCTGTGCGTCACGCATACCACCTCCCCACTGCCCCACTAGAACTTATCCCCCGGCGCGAACTGATCGTGATCCGCCAACGCCCGTTGCTGCGCCGCCGATGCGCCATAGCGCGCCAGCATCGCGCTCGAATGCCAGCCGCCCAACTGTAACAGACTCCGCTCCTGCCCGCCGTCACGCAACCACAGATGCGCGAACTCATGCCGCATCAGATGCGGCCACGTATGCCCCAATCCCGCCTGTTCGCCACGGCCAGACACGATACGCCACAGCGACATGTAGCACATGTGGCCCCGTTGCGTGATCCACAGCCACGGCTCGTCTGCATGCTTCTGCTGAGCGCGCACACGCATGTACCGATCCAGCGCCCGCGACGTCTTCAGCCCGAACCGCACGACGCGCCGGTAGCCGCCCTTGCCGTCAGGGATTGCAACCGTGCGATGCTGCCAGTCCAGATGATCTAACTCGATTGCCAGCAGTTCCGACGCCCGCAAGCCTGTATCCAGCAGTGTGCGCAGGATCGCGTTATCGCGCCGGTCACGAAAGCTGTTGCCATCGCATGCCGCCAGCAGCGCCTTCACTGCGTCATCTGGCAGCACCGGCGGTGGCGAGACAACGAGCTTGGGCGCCTTCAATGTCCGCATTGGCGATGCGGGAATATCGCCCTCGCGCTCAAGCCAGGTAAACCATGCATGCAGCACGAGGTAACAATGGTGAATGGTGGACGGCTTGAGTCCGCGCTCACGCTGATGCGCCAGATACGCGGCCACGTCCTGTGAGCCAATCGCGTCCAGTGTGGTCAATCTACCCTCCATCTCCAGCCACACGAAACAGGCGGCTATCATGCGGTGGCGTTTGCGCAGCGACGTGGCTTTGAGGTTCTGCATCATGCCGTCGCGTTGATAACTCAGAAGCAGTTGACGGATCGTGTTCACCGTCTGTGGAGAGAGGGACGCGGGCGATGTTTCAGAGGTCACGATGTCAAGTGATGCTTTGCGAGCCAAGGCGAACATGCCCCCTTCACTATCCCAACAAATGTACAGTCAGCAAATGCATCCGGTATTGTGTAGCAACGATTCAGCGCAGAATTATTAACGGTTTGTGTAAGACTAAATGACCGCTTGCAGGGGCGAGATATGTATCATATCCTTTCCCAAAAACGGCCAGCAGACCGCTATTTTTCCGGCTTTGCGCGTTTCACTTTTTCACGGTCAGCGAGGGCATATCCTCACGAAAACCCACACACAAGAGTAACATCATCCGGTACCTTCTGGCTAGACGGTCGCCCGGTATGATATGCTTGCCGTGTCCTGAGCGGACGAGCCGGTTGCGCAAACAACCGACCCGCCCTGACCGTAAAGCGCGCTGAGACACGCCCCACGGCTTCCGCCAGTATACAAGATACTGGCAACCCCTAATGGACGTACCCAGCGCGCCTTATCCAAGAAAGGCGCGTTTTTTCATGTCTGACAGCATGACATCGGTTCCCAAGTCTGAGCTTCCCAAAGGCCCAGCGCGCGACGCCCTTGCCGCAGAAATAAAGGCCGGGCGCGCATCCGTCTACAAGCAACTCATCACTGGTCGCACGATCATCTGGCTCGATAGCGGCCCCTATGCCGAGCAGCGGCTAGAAGCCTGCCGCATGATGGGCGTCCAGCCAGAACAGCGCGTGTTCTGCGACGAATGGCTGGCGCTGTGGCAGGCGCGGCGGAATGCTGAGCAGGAGGGAAGCGCTGCATGAGCGTCCAAGACACCCATCAGCGCTCATCGCTCGTCGCGCTGGCTGATCGCGTGCCGGAACTCTCGCCTGATGCCCGCTGCGCGCTCTTCTGCGCGGTGTGTCATGGCATCGTGAGCGACATTTTCCACACGCGCCAAGATGACTGGTACATCAGCGGGCGCATCGCTGACCGCGACTTCTGGCTGACACCGGCGGAATGGCAACGCGACCATGCCCAATTGCTGAAAGGACAGGCCGCATGACCGCAGCATCAAGCGAAGGCGCGCTCAAGCAGACCAATTGGGCCGCGCGCTTCTTCTGGTTTACCTCGATGACCTTCGCCATCATCGGCGGCGGCATGGAGGCGTACGTCTACTTCGCGTTCACCGATAAAAACCTGTGGAACTGGGTTGGCATTGCCGAGGCCGCAGCGCGCGCTATCGGAACGCAATTGGTCATCATGACGCTGACATTAGCCGGGGTCAAGCTTTGGCAGAGTGGCGCACATGTCGTCTGGAAGGTGCTGCTCTTTGCCTTCTTCCAGGTCATTGCTTTTGGCGCCGCAACACACGGCTTTGTGCTCGTGTGGGTGGCTGCCGTCGCGTTCCGTCGAGATGATCTGCTCGGCACGGCAGATCAGGGCAGTATCGAGATCCCGCTAGTGGGTACATTCCCTCTGGCCACTCTCGTTCTTGTGCTGATCGCGGCCCTGCCCTATTACGAGACAATCCTGAGTCTTATCGGCCCGATTGTCACGAAGGAACGTCGCGCTTTGTCGCCACAAGAGATACGGGAGATGCGTGAGCGTGAGGCAGAGATGCGCAAGCTCAATGCCGAGCGACAACAGGGAATGGCAGAGACAGCCCTGAATGTCCGCACCGGAGTAGTCGCGCTGTTTACCGGCAAGAAGGCCGAGCCGTTGCCAACGGATAGCCAAGATGGCAACTCACAGGTAGACGAGACAACTCCCCCTGACAATGTGACCTCGATTGACCGGGCAAGGGCGAACGGAAAGCGCACAGCGCTCCAGTGGACATATCGAGAGCTTCAGGAGCATGTGCGCGATACCTACCACGTGGAATTGTCGGATGAAGCCGCCAAGAAGCACGTGGTGATTGCGGCGCGTAAGGAGCAACGCCTGGAAGGGGTAGCGGGCAATCCTTATTGGGTGAATCGCTCGCGGGCAATCAAGTATTGCCGCGAGACATTCGCCGCGCAAGCTCCGCAGGAAATGGCCGACTAATCCTGGCCATATACGCGCCACCTGGCGGCGCTGATTCATAGGGAAGGCGGTGGAATAGAGCGGACCTGAGCGGACCTGAGCGGACGCCCGCCATGTTTGCCGCATGGCGGAACGCCCTAACCAGCCACACGCATCACCGCGTGACCGGCTGGCACAAGTATAGACCACCTTCCGTTGGCATCACACAACGAAAGAAGAACACGCATGAAACGTATTGCCTTGTCTCTCGCGCTTGCTCTGTCGCTCATGCTCGTTTTCGCGTCAGCGGCAGGGGCGGCGCCACACTCGGTGAAGCCGCTGTCCACGTGTAGCTCTGTCATTACTCGCGGCTATGGCACAGCCAACACGAGCGATGATGTACGGACACAAACAGGCGTTCAGGAACTGAAAAACAGCGACGGCACGACGTGCGCTCAATATCGCACGGTGCTGCGCTGGATGCGGAACTTCCCCGATATTCCGGCCACCATTGACGAGCGCTTTGTCCAACTCGAATGGCTGCCGGGCAATAGCACAGTCGCCGGGTCTGTCTCAGACAGCATCACCGGCAATCTGTCAGCAACCAATAGCTGGCAGTATTTTTATGGCCCGTGGACGACAATCTCCTGCAACGGACATTTCTTAGGGATGTCCGAAGTGCATCTGACCTCGGCTGGTGGGGCGTGGATCGTCTCCTATAGCTACGGGCAATACGCCTCCTGTTGATCCAATGTCGTACAACGTCGTACAACGTCGTATTCTGTAGGCAATCAGCGGGCGGTTTCATCCAGCATCAGACCGCCCGCGTTCGATAGATCGGGAGGAGGCGCGACCATGAGCGAGCCGCAAGAGAACAGTCGGTTAGATGATCTCCAGTTCCGGCGAGAGCAGATAGCAGCCCGCATGAATCGCTCGCCAGATGAAATTGACGTAGTGCCTTCGCGTAGATACCTGGAAGACACAGCGCTGCTGCTGAAGATCATCGAGCAGCAGCGCGCACAGCTGGCGGCGTTGCGCGAGGCTGCGAGTCGCGTAGAAAATGCACAGGCTACTGTGCGCGACGATGACGCCTACGACCTTTACAGCCTTGTTGACGAGGCCATTGAACCCGCCCGCGCGGCGCTGGAGCAGTCGGGACGGGAGGCGAGCGAGTGAACGGGATATTAGCCGCCATGCAGAAGTGTGTTGAGAACGGCGATACAGAGGCCGCACACTCTGAAGCTGACGATTTGCTTGTGGCGGCATTGCTCACCCTTGCCGAAAAATCAGGCGATCTAGAGATTGTGCGCCAGATCGTAGATGCCTATGAATCAGTAGATAAGTGGTACGCTTAGCGTTGTAGCGATATTGCCACTTGCGCGATTGCTTGCTATGCCTCACAATATCCGATGTGACCACAACAACTATCGGGATTGTGAGGCGTTTGTTATGGACAGCAAGGAATTGACCGCCATTCGCAAACGCGTCCGTACGGTCGAGGCGACGCAGGACGACGCCAGGAAACTGCTGATAGAGTTAGAACGCACGCGCAGAGAATGCCGGGAATTGCAAGCGCATAACCGCTATCTTGTTGATGAGAACAACGCAATGGCTCCTGTCATCGTCTGGATGGCGAGCCTGGATGAGACGAATATCATGGTGGGTAGTTATGGCGATGATGGCGCTGTGACCTATATGTGTTCTTGTTGTGGACTAGAGGCTGGCGAGCCGACAACGGAAGGTCACGATGAGGAATGCGCCTGGCGCTGTGCGCGCGAAGTGTTCGCGCGCCCCGACTTCTAACTCGTGAATCGCCCACACAATCCTTAACGAAATTGCCGCTTGACAGCCGCTCACGACGCTCCTATGCTGCCCTCACCGCTACACAAGCGGTTAGAGAGGCAGTTGTGCTATGGAAGAGGAGTATCCCGCAACAGTACCGTTGGGAATGGACGTGGCGCTCGTTCCGACCTATGCGCCAGCGACAGCCGTGCGTTGGCCCCGCACATCGGATTACCCGCGTCGCGTTGGTGGCAATCGGATTATCCGTGAGTCCACACCGCCACCTGGAGCGCCCATCCTGGATGATCTACTTGCGCATCGCGCCTGTGCCTTCTGCTTGGCGACACACAGCGTTGAGCCGATGCCGCATACCACGCAGCATCCTGCCATGTCGCTGCTCTGTCGCATGTGCCAGGTGCGCGTCGAGACGATCTGCGGGCTGATCGCCGCCACGATGACCGTTCAGCTACGCCGCAACGTCAGCACCTACACGGTGATGTCGCGCTTCTTCCAGACCATTTCGCAGATCGAGCAAGAGCAACGCTCGCTGCCAACGCCGCGGTCCTAAAAAGCAACGCCCCGGAAAGACGGAATCCGGGGCGTTTTCGTGCCTGAGAGCCAAATCTACGCGGTAGGCTTGTCGGGGGAAGGTGTAACCGCTCCATCGGTCGCCAGCACGCTCTCCTGCGCATCTGGGCTATCTGGTGGTAGTTCCGGCTCGATCACGACATCATTTGGCACGTCGGCGAAGTGTGCGAGCTGGTCTGCGGCGCTATCTGCCGCATCGCCGAGCGCCGTGTCACCGTGGGCCTTGAACCACTTCGAGAGCGCCATGAGCAGCGCCACACCGAATGCGCCGGCCACCGCGCCCCAGTTGGTATGGGCGAAGTCGAAGCCGTTGGTGAGTTGTGGCAGGACGATCAGGAACGAGACGAGCGCCGCCAGTAGCACGCTTTCGATTGCGCGCAGGACCGTGCGCTGCGCCGGGGTGAGCGGCATACCCGCCGATGCCTTTGCAAACAGATTCACATTGCACCCACTTTCTCGCGCTCAAGATAGCGCGCCTCATCGCCAAGCCACATCACGTACACGCCTTCACGCGCCGTCCATGCCAGCCGCATGCGGTGGAACGTCTGCACGCTGCCCGCGCCATGCGCCGTGTTCCACGCTTCCACCTGAGACACTGAGCGCTCAGGCTCAATCGGGTAGTTGTCGGCCATATGCGGGCCACTCACGAGTTCAGGATGCGCCAGCAGGTAGACCCTGAAGCCTTTCACGACCACTTGACCGCCAGGCGCTTTCAGCGTCGTCCCGTCATCCGTCCAGCCATCCGGGAAGCCCGCCGGATGGACCAGCCCGATCTGCACCTTGGGATAGACCGCCATCACGGCATAGGGTGCGCTCTGCGCAAGGTTCGCCGCCGTGTAGTATTGGACGTTGCGCCCGTTCACCACACGCGTGCGCCGACCGTTCACAATCGGGTTGGTGGCATTGTTGTCGCCATCGGCCATCCAGAAGCCTTCGGGCAAGTCCTTGCCCGCCTTATCGTTGTGACCGCCGGGCCAATAGCCTACGGCCAGGTTGAAATGATACTGGAGGTTGCTCGCGTCCATGCCCTGGCCAGTGATGAGATCGCGCAACACCTGGCCCTTGCTCGGCTCGATGATGACCGGCGCGCCCTCGCGCAATCTGGCGATAACCCACGCCTTCCAGCCCGACGCGCCTGAGCGCGCTGTGCGGAAGCCATCAGCCTTCGCCTGCGCTTCCAAGCCGGACATATTCGACACGCCACCGGCGCCCGCTCTGCCCACCTTCTCCATCTTGGTTGCGACGCTGGCTGTACTGATGTAGCTCTGTGTGTCGTAGGATTCGCCCATGGCGAGCGCGTTAGGCCCGCATGTCGCAAATTGCCCAGCCAGTTGGAACTCGCTCTCGACGAACACGATACCGGGTAGCAACCCATTCGGAAGAAGCATGAGAACACCTCGCTTCAATGCGTTGTGATGAGCCAGATAGCAATGCCCACCGCGAGACTGATCATGCCCGCCATGACCGGGCTGAGGAGGCAGCCGCCCGCCGTGAACAGCAGACTGATGATCTGCGTGGCGGATGCGATGTTGTCGCGCCAGCTATCCGGCGCCTTGCGTAGCTCGGCGATGTCGGCGGCATGGTTTGCCTGCGTGTTCTGGATGCGCTCCAGGATGATCGCGGTCGTCTGATTTTGGGCGCCCAACTCCTCCACACGGCGCGTGATATCCTGACGCCACTGCTCATCGGCAGTCGCCATCGTCCTACTCCTTTGCCGCGCTACGCTTGTTGCCATACGCCGCCGCCTAGCTCTGGACGCCTATGCAAACCACTCCCACGTTGACCCGTTCCACCGCTTGATTGGGTGGCGTACCCATGCCGAGCCGTTCCACCGCTTCGGCGCGTACTTATTCCACACGCTGCCAGTCCACATCTTGATTCCGCCGCGCACATACTCCACATAGGCGCTCATCTGGCCTGATGTGCTGTTGGCGAAGGACAACGCGCTGGGACTGCCCACGTTGCCAACGCCACCGGATGGCGCGCTTGGGTGAATGGTTCCACCGCTGTTGATGAATGAGAAGTCCGCGGTATCAGCGCCGTTGCGCCAGAAGCCTATGTAGTAAGTTCCGGCCACCGCGGAGTATGGCGTGGTGAGCGCCGCGCGCTGGAACGCCTGGCCGTTGACGCCACCGGCTCCGGCTCCGGCGGTGAACTGGGCCGTCTGTGCCAGCAAGTTCCCGGAAGAGTCCCATAGACACAGGATGGTCCGGCAACCGCCACCGCCGGCTTTGCCGGACATGTAGACGTTCAAGTATTCAATCAGGCCATTCTCCGGCATGGAAAATGCCCAACCATACTGGTTATTGCTACCGGTATTCTCTGCCCAAAAGTTGTTGCCAGACGTGGTGGTTCTTCCGGCTGTTGGCACGCTATACGCTCCTTACAGGGCCACGGAGGTGTCAATCCAGAGGTCGCCAACAGCCGGGCTGCCTGGCGCGCTTCCTTGTGCGTCCACCTTGCCCGTCAGGCCGTTGTCAGCCAACATGACGTTCTTGCCGCCTTGCTGTAGGCTGCCACTGGACACGTTGACCGTGCCGGTGAAGGTCGCGCCGCTCAGGTTCGCCTTCGTTGCCATCGTCGTGTTGAGCGACTCAATCGAGGTCACCGGCGCGGTGTACCAATGCGCCTTCCCGGTGATGTTCTTGATGAGCGTCAGGATGTAGTTGAGCCAGTTGGCGAAGGTGAACGGGCCATCGCCACTCGGCAGACTCGCGCCATCTGAGCCAGTGGAAGCGTTCAGCGTGGCGTCGAGATCCACGATGCCCTGATCCATCTGGTTAAGATTTGCAGCGCTCTGCGGCGTGGCCGTGCTTGGCGCGTTCACCCATCCGGTCGGGCTGTTCACGCGCACATAGGGAATCGGCATAGTTTCTCCTTACTCGGTCAGGGTGAAGTCCACTTGTATGCTCTCGCTGGCCGTCTTGCTGTGCGCGTACAGCCCACGCGCCACGAGCACACCACTGCCCGCGCCTGCCCCCGCGCCTGCGCCCGCAAACCATCCCACCTCTTGTATGCCGGTTCCCACCGCATCGCCTGGCGCGAGATAGAGCGTGAAGAGACCTTGGCCTGTTCCCGGCGATGAGTCAGTGGTGAGCGCCTTACGGAATGTTTCAGCTCCCAGAGCCGTGTCACTCGCGCTTGGCGCGGTGCTCGATGTGCCAATGGCCACATACTTGATCTCTACATCAGTGACCACGCCGCGCCGCGCGTCGCGTATCAAGTTGCGGCCCGCGTCGGTCAATGTCGCTGTTGCCATAGGTCAACTCCTCAGCAGGGGATTAGCACGGATAGGTAGATGTGGATGGATAGGCAGTGGCCGATGGGAACATGCAGGCGTTCACCGTCGCAACAAAGCTCGCCGAGGGCGATTTGCTGGCGGTGAAGCTCGTCGAGATCGCAACGCTTGAGCTACTGCCCAGGTTAATCTTGTCTACCGTCCCGCTGGCCTTGGCAATCAGGTTGGCAAAGAACGTCACCCAGGTCGTGTTGATTGGGCCAGCCAGCGCCTTGACCATGTACCAGAACGTCAGTCCGTCGTGCGTGATCGACACCGATTCGATCAGCATGGACTCATGCAGAATGCCGAACGCTGGTAGGTACACATCTACCAACTGCCCCTGCGCAAAGCCCGCCTGATCGGTACGGAACGTCACGCTTTTACCCAACCGCGCGTACTTCGCCAGGTAGCTTGCCGCCAGTTCAAAGCCGGCCGCAAGCGTAGACAGGTTGCTATCCGTCACCACGTCTTCGACGATGCCCGTTCCCGCACCCTCGCGCGCTTGCGTGGTCAACTGCTCGCCAACGTCATCGCTTTGAATCACGGTCGGGAACTCGCCAACGTAGGTGACTCTGAGCGTGTCTACCGTGCCGGTTGGCCCGCGCAGCTTCGTTCCGGCGCTATCCTGGAAGACTTCGTTTTTGCCCTTGTTCCAATACCAATCTTTGCCGCTGTCCACGCCGCCGATGCCAACCGTCTTGGCCACGAACGAGCCGCCTGACAGCATGACTTCCACAGTCGGCGCTGTGGCGAGCGGGTAGGACATGGCGTAGCTCTGCGTGTTGCCATCGCCGATGCGCGTCTCAACCTGGCTACTGGTCTGGGCCTTGCCGCCAAGGATGAATTGGCGATCCCGGTAGAGCGGGTTCGTGTGCGTGATCTGCGGATACGGCTGCTCTATGATGTCCGCCGTCACATTCGGCCCCGCCACGGTCCCCGGCGCTGCTAGCCACAGGATTTTGTTCACGTCAATCTGCCAGTAGAAACCAGCGGCCTGTGCGAGCGCGTCCAGGCACTCGCTGACCTTGGCGTAATTGCTGGTGAACTCGGTGACCGTCGGGCCAGTCTGGACGCTTGATGAGCCGCCGAGTTTCCAGACGCTCGCGAGCGCGCCTGGCTCCATCTGCAAGCCATCAATCCAGAACGTGGCCGCATGCGGCGTACTGCCGGTATCGAGTCGTATACCTATCCAGGTCTTGCCCGCCGGGACGGTGAACGTGATCGTATAGCGCGTCCAGGTGGCGCTCAGTGTCAATGTGCTGACACCAGAGACCGCGCCGGAATCGGAATCTACGAAATAGCGCAGGAGCGCGCCAACGCTCGGCGCATCACACATGATATAGAAGCTGGCGGTATAGGTCGCGCCGACCACATAGGCGCCCGCGAGAATCTGCGCGTTGACAAACTGGAATCCGCCAGTGCCATCCATGACGAGCTTGAGCGACGCCGCGCCGTGCCAGTGTTGCGCTGTATCGCGGGTCATCGAGCCACCACCGCCGCCAAACGCCGCAAAGCCGCTTGTATCCGTCTCGACATCCGATTGATTCGCCGTGTGTAGGTTCAGGACATCGGTCACGCCTTCAGCGAAGAGGTAGTTATCAATCAGGTCGTTGGCAATGAATCCCACCGTCTGACTCGCGTAGGCCACCGCCGCGCGGCGCTTATCCGCCAGATAGTGCCAGTCTACGCAGGAGATCGCATGGTAGAGCGCAGCGTCTTGTGATGGCTGCTGCTCATCGGCTTTGTCTACGACGCCGCCAAAGACGATAGTGCCATTCTCATCTGTGACGCTGACCGGCATGCCCTGCTGATAGTGCGCGGCTCCCGTCTCATCCAGCACGGCAAAGCTGGCGGTTGAACGCTGCCCAATGGCATTCTGCGCGCTGATCGAGCCGCCCGGCACATAGACCGCGTTCCCGGCGATGATGGCTGCGACATCGGTCATAGGTGGCCCCCTGTCGCGCGCCTGATCTCATCTACCATGTCGGGTAGCAGCACCTGCGCGACCCGCTGGCCCGCGATATGGATGTTGAGATAGATTGGCCGTGACGCGCTGCTGGCGCTGGTCGCTGCTGGCCTGGACACATTCGGTCTTGTGCCTGACGGGTACACACGTGCGCCTGCTGGCAACGCGACCACTTCCGGCCCATGCTCGCCCACCATCGCCAGACCACCCGGCGCGATACCGCCCTCAGCGAAGCCTGGAAGGTGTATGCCGCTGAAGAGCGAGCCGAACGCGCCCGCCACACGGCCTGCCGCGCCGCGTATCGCGCCAATCATATTGCCAATGGCGTCACCAACCAGGCTCACCAGTTTGCCCGGTAGCCCTCGCACCACGTCCAGAATGCTATTGATGACGCTGCCAATGGCTGAATTCGCCTGCGATTGCGCGTTGCGGATACGCGAGATGAATCCTGAGACCATCTCGGTGACGTATGCCCACACTTTGCCCGGCAAGCTAGCGAAGAACGAGACGATACTGGCAATCATGGCGCCAATCTTTGCGTCGGCTTGATTCTTCGCGTCCTGGAAGCGCGCGATGAGGCCGAGCGCCCACTCAAGGACAGCCTTCGCGGCGTTTATGAGCGCATCGTGGATGGTCGTTCCCAGATCAGAGAAGAACTGTCCTAGCACCCGCAGACCAAGCTGGACGCCTGCCACGACGTTTGCCCACACGCCCTGCAGGAACGCTGTCACTTGCGACCAGTGCTGAACCAAGAGCGCGATACCCGCAACCAACAAGCCCACGATGGCGATGATGGCAAGTATGGGCCAGGTCGCGGCAATCGTTGCCACCGCCGCCGAGGCCATGCTCACCGCGTAGGCGGCTACCGCCGTCACGAGCACGCCGCCGATGATGATGGCCAGCGCTTTCGCCGGTGGCCCGCCGGTTTGGAAGAAGTTAATCACGCCGATGGCGACGGTTGCGGCCTGCTGCATCGCGGGAATGAGCATATTGCCGATGCTCTTACCCACGTCCTGCCAGACGAGACTCAGCTTGCCCATCGGGCCAGCGGCGTCACCGGCGGCTTTCGCCGAGCCACCAAACTCTTTGCTTAGCTCTCCCAAGATCACTTTTTGCGCGCCCGCCACGTCGCCATGCTTCATCAGCGTCTTGATTTGCTTCTCTTGCTGATCGGTGAGCTGCACGCCCACGCGCCGCAAGGCTGAGACGCCCTCGATGGGATCATTCAGTGCCTTGCCGAGCATCATCGCGCTCTGCGCCGAGTCCTGACCCAGGGCTGTGCTCATATCCAGCGCGGCCTGTGTGGCGCCAGGGAACACGTCACCCTTGATATTGGTGAACGTCAGCAGCATATTGGCGGCGCTGCGCGTTACATCGTCGTCCACACCTTCGAGGTCTTGGAACTGATCGGCCATCGAGGCGATGCTCTGCGCCGTCTGGCCGGAGACGCCGTGCGTGGAGGCGAGAACCGCATTCGTCTGGGCGATACCACGGTTAGAATCCATCGCCGCCTGCATCATGTCTCCGGCGGCGTCACGAACGATGCCAAAGCCCGTAGAGAGCAGATTCGCTACGCCTACACCCGCCGCAATGCCCGCGATGTTCTTGGTGAAGCCGAGCACGCCACCGCCAGCGCCTTCCGCGTGGCCTTTGGTGTCGTCGAGATTCTTGTGGAAGCCCTTGAGGCTCTTGTCAGCCTGAGTGGTGTCGGCAGTGACGACCGCCTGCAACTGGGCGACAGTGGTTGCTCCTGCCATTAGTACCACCTTGCTATCAGTGGCCACATACACAGGCGCGTGTGCGTTTCTAGGAGCAAGCGCCAATACGCGCACAGCAGTTGTATTGAAAGAGAGAGATCATGGAAACAAACGAAAACCCGATTGAACCGACTCAGCCAGAGATGCCCGCACAACCGCCGACTGTCCAACAGCGTGCGCAGGAAATGGCGCGTACTGGCTGGCAGCAATTCCAGCAGCGGACGCCCGCCTGGTCGCCAGTGAAACGCGCGCTCGTCGCCGCAAGCGCGGGCATTATCGCGGTGTGTCTGGTGTGCGCCGTCTGTGCGAGCATGGCGCAGGCCGTGACTGGTGGAAGCAAAGCTGTCGCCAACAGCGCTCAGGCGACCCATACCGCGACGGCCACGCTCAGTCCTGCGGCGGCGTATGGCGCCATCGTGAGTCTCTATTCGACTCGCCTCAGCGCGTCCCTGTCCACGATGGGCGATGATTGCCAGAATGGCGATGTCTCCGCCTGTCGTGACGACGCCAAGAGCATGCAGGATGACGTTCACGCCTTCCTGGATGCGCTGGACGCCACACCGGCGCCGCAGTGCCTGAAAGAAGCGGACGGCCACCTGCGCGCCGCTCTCGCCTTGTTTGATCGGGCTGCGCAACACACAATGGATGGGATCGACAACGACAACACGTCGCTCATCAGCAAGGCGACCACGGATATGACCAACGGCAGCAAGGAACTGACCAAAGCGACCGATGCGATGAAAGCCGCAACGTGCTAGTCTGTTCATGACGCCTGCTCCGGTCCTCGTGCTATCGCCGCTTTTACATCCGCGTGAATCGTTGCCCAGTCCTCCCAGATGGGCGCTCGCTTATCAAACCAGTATTCGTCGTCGGTATTAACCACGCCCATGAGCGTGATGCGATTGAACCAGTCAGGGACGCGACCACCTAGCGGCGCGAGGAACCGCGTCGAACGCTTGTGCGCGTACGCGATGAGCGCGGTGGTGATTGCGTCCCGTTCGCTTCCCCCATGTGCGTCGCTTTCACCAGCGCAGCGCTCATGTCCGCAAGTAGCCCGATACCGAACCTCACCAGGCGCTCGGAAGTCAGCGGCACGCCACTTTCGCCATCCTCTTCGCGGAGATCCCACGAGCGAATTGTGTTGAGCAGGAAGTCTGTCATCACCTGAAGGTCTTGCGCCTGGCTCTTGCCGTCCTGAAGCGCGGTCGCCTTCATCAGCGCTTCCATCGTCACGCCGTCCGGGTCGTACTCGATGTTGATTGGCATGCCGCGCACGATCATGGTTGCGCTCACGCTGCCAGAGCGCAGATCAGCGAGCGTCGTCACCCGCATGACACGCAACGGTGGCGTTTCCTGCTCTTCACGTTCGCGTGCCCGTCGCACAGCCTCTGCCATGTCTGCCATGATTCCCCCTACAGGCTCGCCAACCCGGTGACGCTGGTAATCATCAGCGCATGTCCCCAGGTCGCATCCCCGATCAGCGTGAAGTCGAAGTCACGCGCATAGACGCTATCGGCGTTCTTCCACGCATCCTTCTTCATCAGCTTGATCGCGCAATCAACCGTGTGCTCATACGGCGTCAGCGTCTGCACGATGCCAAGCGCGGGCGACGAGCCGCCGGTGAAGCTGTCGGTGTGGGTCATCACGCTGGTGTCGTTTGTGAGCAGGCCGCCAAGGAATGAGACCGTCCAGGGCGTGCCAGGACCAGGGCCGCCGGTCACCACAACGTTGCCCACGCCGATTTTGGTCAGCGCCTCCAACGCGCTCTGCACCGCGCTGGCGATGGCGTTATAGGCGATGCTGGCCGTCGTCTGGCCCTTATAGGTGAGGGTAAAGCTTCCGCCCGTTGGCGTGCCGGTGATCGTCAGCACGTTCTGGTTGTCGAGCATGTCGCCCTTGTTCTCGATCCTGAGAAAATAGGTTCTTCCCAACATCAAAGCGGCGTCAATCGCCCGCACAACGCTGGACTCGCCAAGACTCAGTTTGCTGCTGTACTTGCCGCCTTCATTACTGAGCGCCTTTTTGTAGCTCGCCTGCGACCTATCCGCCGCCCAAAATAGCTTGAGCAGGTCTTTCAGATTCCAACCGCCCTCAAGCACTTCCTCGGTGATCTGTGTCACGCCCAGGTTCGCGCTCGTCGAGTCCAAGTAGAAGTTCAGATGAGGCCCGCGCACAGGCTGCTCAGGAACCGTCGTAGGCGAGCCGGAGAACGTCGTGCCGCCATCCAAGATGCGCTGCGCGTAGCCTTCCACACCGTCCCACATCGCATTCGTCTCGCGGCTGTATTTCGCACCGAGACTGGCGAAGAACGCGCCCGCCGCCTGATTTGCATAGGTGGCGTCGCCAAATTGTGTCGTGAGTGTCTTGGGTGAAATCGCGCCTGTCAGCGGCACATCGTAGACACGCTTTTTACCATTGACGCCCTGGCTGGATGACGAGACTGCGCCCAGCGCCGCCTCAATCACATAGAGCGACTCGGTAAACGACAGCGGTCCGCCCGCCTTGATGCCCGTCCAGGCTTTATTGAGCATGGACAGTGTGTCGAAGCGATAGCCGGTCGGATTGAACTGCTGCGCGGCAATCTCGTCCGTGAACTCCATCGTCAGGGATTGCAGGCGCTTCCCCGCTGAGACAGGAGTATTCGGCGTTGACTCCTGGCCAACCTGGACGTGCTGATCTATGTACGCCACAACACCTGGCATGAGTCACCTCAAGTCTTTCTGCTGTACACGCGCCACTGGGCGCCCAAATGCGACCACACGTCCGCGCCCACCACTTCGCTGTAGGCGATGCTCATTTCCCGCACGGCGCGCATGATCGTCGCGTCGGCGGTGTTGCCGGTGGCGAGCTGCAACGCCGCATCTATCGCGTCTGCCAGCGCTACCATCGCGTCCCACTGGCTGCGAGGCCCAACGACCTTCACCATGTAGAGGCCGTCCTGCCACAGCCGGATACCCGCTGCGCCTGCGATGTCTCGCGCGCTCATGAGCCCGACGACGACATATGGCGTCTGCGCCTGATCTGGCGCGATATCCCGATAGACGCGACCGCTGGCCAGCGGGTTGATCGTGGCGCGTAACCAGTCGAGCACGCGGGTGGTTTCGGTGAGGGTGCTCACAGCAAGCCCTCCAGCGCCCTGAAGGCTGATGCAAAGCCGGCGCGCGCGTGTTCTACTGCTGGCGTAAGCATCGGCTTCGCGCCCATGTGAATGGTTCCAAACTCGTTGTAGATGGTGTGTTCCACAGGATTGAACACGCGCCACGCAAGCTGGCTCTCCTGCTCGGCAGACCAGCCTGCACGCATCGCGCCAGTATCAACGCGCGAGTTCGCCTGCGCCTCAGCAACGATATCCAGCGCCGTCTTCGCGAGCACTTGTGAGACCGCCTCTGGCAACTTGGCGATGATCTCCGGCAAGCGGTCAACTTTCACGATCAGTTCGACGCCCATCAGCGCACCTCCGCGACAATCGCCCGCGTGGCGGTGTTGTAGCTGGCTGGCTCAAGCACCGCATGGACGCGCAAGGTATCCGCGCCAATCACCACGATGTCGCCCACGCGCAGGTCCACATCCACGCCACAGGTGAGCGCCCATGACGGTACATTGCCGAGTTGCGCCGCCAGCGTCGTGAGCATTGGCCCGGTAGGCGTCCCCAAGCGACAGGCGAAGGTAGCGATGGTGGTTGGCCCGGCGATGGTTCCCCAGCCGTCATCGGTGGCGCGCTGCTGTGTGGCCGTCAGATCAAAGCTGGACGCCTGGACCGCACGACAGGCGGCGAGTTCAGCGGCGCTGAGTAACCCGGCCATCGTCTACCACCTTCCGCCTGACGGTCCTGCGTAGTCGTTGCGGCCAGTCGAGACCATGCGCGGTCGCGCCTTCATGCGCAGGCTGCTGGCGAGCGACCGTAGCCCTTCCGCCTGCTGTGAGCGCCGGAACGTCGCGCCGTCCGCCGTGAAGTCGTAGAGTTGCGCCAGTCCGCTTGCCCACGTCTCACACAGCGCCGCAGCCGCTAGATGTACGTCGTAGCTCTTGCCGGTGATGACCACCGGCGGATTGACCGAGCTGCTGAACGTCCAGTGGCCAGTGAGCCAGTCAGATGTCGCCGGTGTGAGCGGCGTCCAGTCGTAGCGCTGCAACACGGCGTCGGTTTCCCAATCGCCGCGCCCGTCGTCGTAGAAGTCGAGCCAGACAGTCGGCAGTGGCGCGACCTGATACGTCGGCTCTTCGCGCAGTTCCAGGTACCGCACGTCCAGGCGATAGCGATCGAGCACTTGCTGGATTTGCGCGTCACTGAACTGCGGCGCGCTGCCAGCCGTCACCACATCGCCGCACAGGTGGCGCACGCGGTCAATCAGCGGGGCCATGCTGGCGCGAACTACTGATGTCATGCGCTACCGCCTTTTTCCGCGACGACCAAATCCGCTTTATTTCCGGCTTACTGGCCTATTGCGCCTGATTTTGTTCGAACTACCAATTTTCGGTTCTTGTAGACCCGACGCCGGGCGCTGAGGCTCACTAGCGCCAGACGCCGGGGCCGCTTCTACAGGCTCCTGTGCAGGCTCAGGCTGCGCGGCAGGGTCTGATATCTCCTCGAAGAGGCCAGACGCCATGTGATAGGCGGTGTACTCCCAGTCATCGGGGAAGAACTGCACACCGCCGTCGCGCTTGGACTTGACCCACGGCATGACTAGACATCCCGCTTGATCTTGATCGCGTACAGCGTCCCGGTGGCCGACGCCGCGAAATCAAGGTTGAGCGAGCCATCAGCCTGCGCGAACTGCGCGGCTTCGAACGGCCCAAGGAAATACTTGGTCGTCGCGGCCAGGGTGAAGGTCAGATCGCCGATGCCAGCGCGCAGAGCAGGCGGATTCGCGCCAGCCCGCACCGTCAAGAGCTTCGTCGAGGCCGTGGTGTGATCAACGTAGATGAACAGTTCATCCTTGCCTGCAAAGGCATTGGCGACGTTGTGACCGTTGGTCGGGTCAATCGCGTTGCCAGCCGGAAGCGCGGTCGGCGTGAGCGTCGCATCCTTCGCGCTGGTCAGGGTCGTAGTCGTAACGGCTGTGCGAGCCATGTCTGTGTTCCTTCGCTAAGGCGTCCAACTCGCGCCAGACGCCCTCACAACTTCCAATTCCAGCGCTTAGAGCGTGCTGGTCATGACGCCCAGGCCGTCAGGCCGCGTGACCTTCGCGCCGTAGACCATCAGGCCCTTCATCGCCGTGGCGAAGCGCTTTTCGGGCTTGTACATCTCCGACTCAGTGATCTGACCGGCGTAGTTCCACGCCTCGCGTACACCGAAGAGCATCTTCCAGTTGGCAGAGACCTTCTGGACGTTGTTCGACACGTACACGTCGAAGCCCGCCGCACGTCCTACCAGCCCGTTCTGGAGCACGCTCACGTTCGCGTCTGTGCCATTGGCGACGAAACGATTGTCTTTCTGCAGGAGCGCGTAGGCGGCGGGCGTCGCCAAAAACCAGCGGCCTTGCATTGGCGCGTTGGCCTGCGTGAGCTTGGTCCCAGCGTCCACCATGTATTCGTACATGGCCGTGCCAGCGGTGTTCGCGGTCGGCGTGAGCGGCGCGCCATCGGTGCCGAGCGCGTTTGCCGCCGCCGCCTGTGCGAAAAGCGCGAGCACGAACTGGTCAATCGTATCGGCCAGCTTGTAGCCCGCGCGGGCCAGTCCAATGTCCAGAATGCTTGACCGGTTCTGTACCTGGTCAATGCGGTCAATTTGGAAATTAAAGCTCTTCGCTTGATCGACGACCAACACCTGATCGACGGCGTTCAACGCCTCTGGCGACGCCATATCCGTGTTCTTGGCATAGTCACTGATCGTCGGGTCGCTGACCGAGTTGATACGCACGCGGTCGCCGTATCCGGTGATTTCGCCCTCATATGCGGTATCGCATATGCTCAAGGCGACGAGCGCCTTCCTGTACGCCTCCAGGATTTGGCCAGCCCAGATTTCGGGCGTCGCATTTTCGAGTCCCATATCAAGCGCCTCTCATACTATGGCGCTCGCCCTGATTACCATAGCGCAACAGGCGCTTATTCCAGGCGAGGCCGCTTATTGTTTCCGGGCCGCTTCCTCAATCAACTTCCGCATCGTGCCGTCAGCCCACATTTGCGCAGACTGTTCCACGCTGAGCTTTTTGCCTGCGAGCAAGTCCGCTGCGGTGTATCCGGCGCTGCTACCACGGCCCGCATTGGTTGCGGACATCGCGGCGCGCGTGGGCTGCTGCTGAGTGGGTTCTGCCATCGCCTTGAGGTAGGGATCGCTTTTTCCAAGGTCGTCTAGCAGTTGCTTGACGTTGCTTGGCGCGCCATCTTCGCCGTATTCCAGCCGGTCGCCAATGAGCTTGGCTACGTGGGCTGGATTGTTGAAGTGCGCCGCTGCGGCTTCCAATTGGACAGCCTGGCTGGCGATCTGCGCCTTCAATGTGGCGATCTGCGCGTTTGCCGCTTCTAGCTGCTTTCCGGCCATTTCCAGTTCGCCGAGCTTGGCTAGTTCTTCTGCGGCTTTGGCATCATCAAGAGCTTTTAGCCGCGTTCGCAGGCTTTGCGCTTCGCGCTGAACCTTTTTGTGTTCCTCAAGGCTCACGGACGATGATTCATTGGGGGGCGTCGGGTCCGCCTGGGTTCCCGTCGCAATGGCCGCCTGGGCCTGGCTGTCGTTCGCCGCCTGGGCGTTCGCAGCCGCATCACCGTTCTCACCCATTCTACCACATCCTGTCTTACATGCGCTAGTACAACTACTACACTATCCCGCAAGCGCGGGGATAGACCCAACGTCAATGCCCAATGGGCCTAAGATGTCCGCATATGAGCGGGTAAGCGGTTTTTGCGTGCATCTGCACTGCGGGTGGCTATCAAGCGTCTCATCCACAGAGAACACTTTGCCCGCCTGAGACGCACAGAACGGGCATGGGTCCGGCCCTGTGAGCCATTCCCAACCCTGTAGCACTTCTCGATTTGCCTGATAGGTAGCCGAGCTAGCGGAATTGTAAGCCCGCATGACTTCCGTGCGACTGATCCTCAGCGCTTTCCACAGCGGCCCGCTCATCGCATCCCGCACACTCTTGGCGATCTGCGCGGGTGATTGCCCGCGCGCCAAGCCCTGGAGCAGCGCCTTCCGCACGTCTAGCGCTGTCTCGCGTCCGTAGCCGCTGAACAGCTTGCCCAACGTCTCACGTGAGAGCGCCTCGAACGCCGCCAGTGGTGGATGCGTGAACGCATAGGACACGCCATCGGGCAGGCTGGCCCGCAGCAACGCCATCGCATCGTTGCCACCATCGTGATACGCCCGCAGCATCTCGTTGTAGATGCGCTGGCTCGCCTGATCGGTGAAGCTGCCCACGCGCTTCTTGATACCCGCGAGTAGCGCTTTGTAGCGTTCCTGGCGGTAGAGCCACGATGGTGAGACCGTTTTGCCCGCCTGCCGCGCCTCGCTGATCTGGTGATTCAGGTCGTCGAGATCGGCGCGCACAGATCGCCAGACGCTCAGGTAGTCGTCTGTGAGCGCTCGCAATGTTTGGCGATCGGCCTGTATCTGCGCGCTACGCGCTTTTCTCGCTGTCAACGTGTCAGCAGCCATGTTTATCCTTGTGACCCGTCAGATTTGGCTCTGGTGAACGCACAGGGGCATTCTCACTGTGCCGTCTTGACGTCGGCGAACACGTTCAGCACGCCGCTGGCCGCCGTGTAGTGGTTGCTCGCGCCATCCACCACCACCAAATCCCAGTAGAGCGCGAGATCGTACGCGGGCAGGCCGGTGGTATCCACCTGTGCGAGCTGCGCCGTCACGATGCCCGGCGTGCTCGACGAGCCGTTCTGGATGATCGAGCAGGTTTTCGTGAACACCGCGTCAGCGTCGGCGTCTGAGCGATCACGCTTGGCGGTGAAGTACACGGTGGCGCCCGCAAGCGTCTGGCTGTAGCCCGCGCTGTTGGGATCGGTGATGTTGAAGGTCCATTTCATCGTGTCGCCACGGCGCATGTCGAGGACGGTTCCCTGCATACCTCACTCCTTCAGCCGCGCCACTGCATGCGGCTCTGTCTGTACTGCTCGATGATCGGCAGGATGTGCGCAACCTCATCACGATCAAGCTGCTTCATTTCCTCGCTCAGTTGCGCATATGGCGTGGCAATCTGGCGTTTCAGCGCTCGCACATAGCCAGCAGGAATAGTCAGCGCGCCATCAAAACCACCTGACCAGCACTTCGACAGGAAATAGGCCATGTAGCGCGCCCAGCCAGCGTGTTCAGCCTCGGCAAGCTGCTCGATCAGTTCTTCCTCCGTCATAGCTCACTCCTTGCTGGCGATAGGCGCATTGGCGCTGACACTGGCGGTTGGGATGCTCGATGCGACGCTACCGGCTGGCGTGTTCGGGCTGACGGTGGCGACGGGTGGCGGGTTGTTTACGATGACGCCGGTGGTTGACAGGCAGATCGTGGCCGCTGCTGAGAGCAGGATCGTGGCCTTCAGGGCCATCGTCGCCTGTGCGCTCTTGGTGATACTGGCCTGTTTCAACGCCACACTTGCCGCCGCTGACTTCGCTAGTCCGGCTTGCAGTAAGGCGATAGACGCGCCCGCGCTCTTGCTCAGTCCCGATTGCAGCAGCGCGATACTAGCGGCTGCCGATTTGCTGAGGTTTGTCGCCCTGAGAGCAATGGTCGCAGCGGCTGAAACACTCGTGACGCCCGCGCCCGCAAGCGCTATCGTGGCTGCCGCTGATTTCGTGAGACCAGCCGCCAGCAGTGCAATTGAAGCGCCAGCGGCCTTCGTGAGACCCATCTGGAGCAAGGCGATACTCGCGGCGGCGCTCTTACCCTGATCTATCGCCTTCAGGGCCACACTAGCGGCTGCGGATTTGGTATTTCCTGCGCTCAGGAGGGCAATGTTCGCGGCGGCGCTCTTGCCAATGTCCGTCTGTTTCAGTGCGATGCTGGCCGCAGCCGCCTTCGTGTTATCCGCTGCTTTCAACGCGATTGTGGCGGCGGCTGATACCGACGCGCCGCCAGCGCCAGCGGGCCGCAACGCCAGCAGGAAGGCCACCTGATCGGTTGAACCGGCATTGTAGGTCTGCGTGCCGGTCGCGCCTGCGCTGGGCTGCGACTTGTCGGCGATCACCGCACCATCTGTCTGTGTGGAACGGTTCGTGTAGCCCGCCTGAAGCGTCGTGCTGTTGCCATTCCAGTTATTTCCAGCCAGGATGAGCATGCAGCCATTTGTCACGGTCGTAATGCTCGGCAGGCTCATGCTGCTGGAGCCGTTGGCCTTGCTGTTCGTGACATCAAATGGCGTGGTGGTATCCACGCCGGAATAGCATGCAAGGCAGGCGTCTACCCAGTTGGCGGGATTATTGTCGCTCGGCGTGAAGGTATAACTGCTTGGCTCGGAACCGCCAGCGACCTTATACGCGATGATGGAGCGCACAATATGCGTTCCGTTTTGCGTCGAAACGTCAAGCTGTGTCCAGCCACTCGGCAGTGTCCAGGTAACCGTCGCGTCATTGTCGTAGCCCAGGACCGCGAGCAGCAAGTCACCTGACACTGTGCCAGCGGGCTTGTTTAGGCTGATTGTGGTCGAGGGATTCTGGCCACCGCTGTTATTGGTTTGCGCTCTGAAGGCGATAGCCATTAGACGCGGCTCCGATCATCCGTCAGAATCATCGAGCCGTCATCATAGAGCGCCATGAGACACTGCTGGTTGCGTCCATTCGAACTGTTCTGCCAGCCAACGACCGTCGTGCGCGGGTCCTGCGCCACTGGGCCGTTTGGATCATGGATTTCATACGCTTGCCGCTTACGAAACAGAATCGGGCGCGCACCGTCTGGAATCATCACGAAGACTTGCTGGAGCGCGCCGTAGCGTTCGGGATACTGCGGGATCAGCGCAAGCGTCTGTGGTGGACACGCCACGATCAGCGCAAAATTCCGGTGTTCGCCGGTTTCTTCGCAGTATTCGCTCATCGTCTCGCCATTCGCATAGACCGCCAGCCAGTGCCAGGGATCGAACATGTTGTCCTCTGGCAAGGCTGGATTTGGTCTAGCGATATGCGGATTTGTCGGGTCAAGCATTGGATTGCCTTATCCCTGAATATTTCGCGGCTCACGATTCGTCATACGTGTACGTCAGGTTCGGAAGCGCCGTGGTTGCGCCGCCGCCGCCAGCGTAGTTCGTGCCATCCACCGCCGCGACGCATTGTGTGTACTTGCCGACCTTCGCGCCATTGGTCGCCGCACCGCCGGTCGCGTCGTAGGTGTAGTCGGATGTGCTGAGGGCCGTATAGTTGGTGGGCGCGGCGCCGGTCGTGACCGCATCATCGGCTGGATAGTTACCCGCCGAGGTTCCCTGCGTGCCATTGTTCTGCGTGTAGGTGGACTGTCCGCCGGTGAAGGTGTGAACAGTCAAGCCAGCGGCGGCGCCGGATGCGAGCTTGAGGCGCAGGTTGCTGAGGCTGGTAGAGCCGCCGCCTGAGTTCACATATGGCGCGAGGTAGCGCAGATACGAGAAACGGCGGTTGCTGGCAGCGGGAATGGTGATTGGGCTGGCAGTGTCGTTGTAAGCGTCGGCGCGCGAGAAGCTCACACTACCGGTGCCTGACGTGACATCATGCGAGGTCGGACCAGCGCCATCAAAGGCTCTGATCTGCACAACAGCGGCCATGGTGTTGCCTTTCTACGGGAGTGGAGTAAACGTGCCGTGGCACACGCCTGACACTGGCTGATCGTTGAGAAGCACGGTGCATGGCCCGTCGTAGTTTTGTGGCGTCGGGCTTGGTGAAACACTTGGGATGGGTGAAGGTGTGGGCGTCGCAGGGACTGGCGTGTTCGTAGGCGTCGGTTGCGGTGTATCGGTTGGGCTTGGTGGAGGCGTACCATTCTGTCCGCCTGAGCTTTGCTGGCTCACGATGCTGAAGTCGCGCGCGAAGCCCTGACCATACCAGCCACCAGTGAGGCGCAAGCGGACTTGTCGCACGCCTGGGGGGACCGGCGTCATAAAGTTGCGCCAGTTGGCCTCGTATCCCGCGAACTGCGGGTCTTGATCTGCCGTCGCCGCCTTCTGATAGGTCGCGCCGTTGTCGTAGGACACTTCGACCACCCCGCGCGCCATGAACTTCAGGAAAGCGTTCTGCGGCGCGCCTTGCGCGAATGAGACGGCGCCTCCTGGCTGGGTGACTACCTGATGGTCAGTTGGGCGCAACAGCGTATAGGGGACAGCCGAGGAGATACCAAAGTCCGACCAGTGCCACGTGTTGGCGCTACAGAAGTTCTGATCCGCCATCGGCCCCTCACTGCATTTATCGGGGTTGTAGGCGTGTTGCGCGAACTGGACGACGCCCTGCGTGTAGTCGAGGTCACGCGCCCATGTGCCTGAAAGGATGACTTTCCCACCGCCAACAGGCGAGGATGGCGCGACGCGGAAGACATAGCTATGCTTATCAAACGTGAATTCAAACGGCGTGCGTACCGTCTTGGAGTCCTGAATGCCGGTCTGCTCATTGAAGGTCGGCCACTCCTCTTGGAGCGTGCCGCCCGCGAAGTCGGGATAGCCTTGCTCCACCTTCCACTGCGTCAGATTATTAAAGCCACCCGACTCTAGCTGCACATAGCGACGCGGCATACCGTTGAGGTCAACTGGACTCACGTTCGACGGGACAGAGAGGAGATTAGCAAACGGCGTCACACTGATGCTTACCCAGTCGCGCCCATCGGTACGCCAGGTAGACATGCTCCACGAGACTGTGACCGGTCCGCTTGACCAGTCGGCCATGTGATCTGGGGTCAGGACGATCTCGCCGTATCCCTCGTTAATGCTGCTCGTCATGACATGTTCATGACAGGCGAATACGGCTTGCTGCCATCCGACAGACTGATGCTGTGCGGGCGGCGCAGCGCAATCGGTCCCATGATCGGCCAGGTGCGCGTCGTTGCCTACGTCGAAGTCATCACGTGCGTGAATCTGCACATCCCAGTTGCTCGGCTGCCACATCTGCGGCGTGGCGGGCATGCCGTACTCGGCGAGGGAATCAGACCACGCGACCGGACCGGCGCTCGCAGACCGTGGAGAGAGGAACACGGACAAGGCTAGCGCTACGGTGACAACAAGTGGCGTGATGGTGAGCAATGCTCGCTTCATGGCTGGCAATCTCCTGTGGATAACCCTGTGGATAAGTCCGCGTGAATGTGGATTATGTGAACCTTTCTATTTGTCGCAACTGCGGACTTGCGAGCAGTAGACGTAATATGCAATCAGCCGGTTACGCTGATCTTGTTCGGGTTTAGCTCTCTGTAGCACTGCGCGCACATCTTCGCGCCACGGTCTGATCCGCCCACGTGCTGATACACCATGTCGCCACTGTGCATCGGCTGGCCGCAGAATTCGCAGTTGCGGTCAACGGCCTGCTCGACCGGACGCCAGGGAAGTGCGTCAGCAAGCACCGGCGTCTCGCCATGCCCGACCTCGACGGCTGGTGTAGCACCAATGGCATTGAAGCCGTACAGCGAAGTCTCCAGTGCCGACTTGATCGCTGATGCCGTGTCGCTGATCGTCTGATCTGGCGCTTCTACTTCCCGCACTTCCGCCTGTGCGCTTCCAGCCGCGTATTCGTTCAGCGCGTGTATCAGCAGTTCAGCGCGATCTTCAGTCACGCAGTACGCAACCACACGGCTGTGATCGTCCAACACAGCGAACTGGAGCGCGGGAACTGGACGCTCGGTTGTCTTCAGATGCGTTTTGTAATACGGCTCGCTCATCGCCTACTGCCCTCCTGCCGCTACCTCAACTCAGGCTCAATGGTTATGAGCAGTGCATGGCCTTGCGGTTTTTCCCATGCGCCCTCGATCTTCAGATGCCGCTTGTATGCGTCAACAAAGAATCGACGAGCCTCAACAGCATCAAACCGTTCCTTGACGACAATCACGGCGATTGGGTGCTCACACGCACAATGAGCGCGCACTTCGCAGGACTTGATGTTGACAAGAGTGATCAAATCGCTAATTCCAACGTCCATCAGTTCCCTCCTGCCATCTGCATCGCGTTCGCTCGCGCGGCTTGCATCGCCGGGTGGTTCAGATTGCCCGCTGGCGGCTGTTGGCCATCCTGCGAGCCGTCAGCGCCAAACGGGTTCGCATTCGGATCGCCGCGATCAAAGGCTTCCATTGCCTGATTGGCGATGTCCTGTTCCGCCTTCTGCTCGTCGGCCTTGCGCAGCGCTTCCTCATCCGGGTCAAAGCCCGCACGTTGGAGCAGCGTGTACTTGCTCGCGCCGAGCGTCTCCCATGTGGCGCTAGCTTCCGCCGATTCCTTCTCATTGCGTGGCAGCAAATCATCATCTTCCGGCCACACGTTCGTGACCTCGATGCCTGCGCCGTAGCCCATGAGCTCCAGGATGTGCGCGTTGACCTCGGAGAGCAGATCGCCGTAGGTCTCGCGCTTATCGTTGGTCTTGGCCAGCAACGCCTGATACTTCAGTCGCATGGTGGCCGCTGGAATGTCGCCGCCACCAATCTCACGGCCAAACGCAATGGCGGGCACGCCGCTCATTTCGCTGATCGCGTTGCGCAGATCCTCGGCGTGCGCTCTGGCAGCGGTCAGATCCGCATGGTTATCAAGCACAACAATCTCAGCGTCGCCAGATGGGAACCACGGCATTTCATCCGGCCCGATCTCGATACTCGTCGGCTCTGCGCCTTTCCCGTAGCGCAGCGGGAAGCCAAAGAGGTACACGATCTTCTGGTTGCTCGACTCGACGAGGTTCAGCGCCACATTCGTCTCGATGATGTCTGGCGTCAGATCAGGCATGCCCCAGTATTCGCAGGTGTTGACCATGTTGGGCGCGCCGTGGATGGGCGCCCAGTCGTACTGCCACTTCTGTGGCGGCTCATCGTCCACCCATCCCTGGTTGGGATCGCTGGCGTCATAATTTGTCTTGCGCGTCTGATTGCGTATCTGCCATTGCTCTGGCGCCCCCATCGGCTCCAGCGGGTCAATATCATCTGTGCGCTCGAACCGCTGGCGTTTGGTGATCGCGTTTCCGGCGGCGTCTTTATCCTGCCAGATCACGTTATAGGCCAGCACTTTATGGCAGTTATCGGCAGCAGTCTCGACGCTCACCTGCTGGCTGTCCAAGACGACAATCCCTGGCAACGTCTGACCGCGAAAGATTTGCCCGTCAGGGATGATCTTGATGAACGCATGACCACAAACGCCTCCATTATTCGCCAGCTCGCGCAGCCGTATGCCCTTCTTGTTCGCCTTCCACACCAGATCAAGATCGTCTTGCGCCTGTTGCCCGACGCCTTCTTCGACTTTGAAGGGCAGTGGCTTGCCGAACAGGAACGAGCGTCCGATATTGACGATGGGTCCGCAGTAGTTGACCGGCGTATTGAAGTCAGGCCCGACGTAGCGCCCGCTCTTGTTCTTCATCCGCTCCAGGCTACGCGGAAAGTCGCCGTTGTAGGCTTTCCAGGCGTGAGACATCGCGTCGGTTGGGCTATCCATGCCACACCACTTTCCGCCGCATGCGGCCAACGCAGAATGCTAGCCCCGGTTGGCGGTCGCCATACTCGTTCTTGCGCCAGGGTGAGAGGTGAATCGCGTAACCGTTGAACCAACGCCCCTCTGGCGTGTGCCCGCTACACCGATCGACAATAGGTGCACCTGGCGCCTGGATCATCGTTGTAAAAACAAAGTCGAAGAGAATGATTGTGCCTCGCATGGTTCACCTCAGAATCCTGGTATCGAGACGGTGGTGGTGCGGCGGTCAACAAGATCGAAGTGCGCGACGACATAGCGTGTGCAGTCCTGTCCATGGTTGTTCGCGTCCACCGGCACCTCTTTGATGCCCGCCGCGTTCGTCGCCCACACGTAGCTCTCAATCTCTTCCTCTGAGCACGTCGGCAGCTTGCGACTCGCCAGATCTTGGTCGCGCTCGATCAGCGAGTCCTGCAGGAAGAAGATGCGCGGCTTCTTGTCGCCAGCCAGCCGCATGCGCCCCTTGACCGCTTGTATCCCGTTCTCGATGTCTTTGTGGGCGGCAAGCGTGCTCCAGCCGGTGACACGCGAGAAGACCGCGCGACCGTCCGCGTCTTCCGGGTCCGCGATGACGGCGCGTGGCAGTGGATCATTGGCGCTCACCGCTTTGACCTTCGCCGCATGCTCGTCTACCGTGCGTTTGGTCATGTAGAGTTCGCGGTAGCGGTAGAGCCTGCCGTCTGGGTCCATGGCCCACCACTGGATGCAGCAGGGATTCGTGAAGCCGAAGTCGATCACGATGTAGCGCGGCCACTCGCGCGGGATCTCGAAGCGCTTGATGAGGTGGACGGCGGGATCGTACTCCTCGTACACGATGCCTTCAGCCGATACCCAACGGCCCTCGACGAGCCGTTGATAGCGCACGCCGGTCAGACCAGATAGCACCGTCTCGACATACTGCTGGCCCGCTGGCGTCCACTCTTGCTTCTCACGATCCCAGTACGCCGGATTGTCTATGTGGCGACTCAGCAAGCGCGTCGTGAGACCGCTGTTCATGCGCTGATTCAGCCAGTGCGTAGGAAACGATGGGTTCACGTCCATGACCACTTGCTGATAGGGCATCACGCCGTTGCGCATGCGGCTGCGAACGGTCTCAAGGTCATCGAGATTGCATTCTGTGGCTTCGTTGATGAGCGCGATGTCGTATTCCGCCGACTTCACCTTATCTGGCTTATCCAGGCCAGTGATCACCGCCTCAGAGCCGTTTTGATACTGGAATGCTGGCGGTCGCACACGGTTGCCGCCAAAGTATTCCACGCCATCGCCTGGTAGTTGCACCTTCGTGCGATAGGTGACAAGCGCACTGGCAGCCAGGTCAACATTGGTCTTGCGAGCAATGAGCGCTCGGGCGCCGGGATACTTGAGCAGCGCCAGGTGGATTTTGTTGAGAGCCGCAATCGTCTTGCCAGTTCCTGCTGGACCGTCCAGGCACACTTCCATGTCACGGCAGAACATCAGATCCAACGCGCCGCCGTAGAAGACTGGGCGCACGATCTTGCGTTCTGGCGCAACAGGCATTGTGGCAGCGGTCATACGGCCTCCAGCACGCCGGGCTGATACTCACGGATGATCGGCTCGACGACTGCCGCCTTGGGCACGACATCCACGCCATGCAGCTTGCGCAAGTCGCGCTCGATCTCGATCAGGCGATCAATAGCAAAGAGGTTTGGTCGCTTGGCGCGCCGCTTATCCTTCGCGGTCTCTTCGTCGTCGTCTTCGTCGGGGTCAGGCGCATCGGGATTGCCAATGCCACGCAACCAGATCGCCGCATGCAGCGCTTCGTAGCGAGCGGTCAGTTTCACGCGCCACTCGTCTACGTCTGCGCTGATGACGCGCTCCATCTCGCGTTGAAGGGCGTTCCATGCAGCAGCACGAGAGCCATAGCCGCACTCTTGCGCGATCTGGTCATAGTTCGTGACGCCAGAGATATAGATCTGCCAGGCTTTGTGAACGCGAGCCGCGGCCATTGGATCGCGGCGTTGTACCTTCTGGGTTGTCACGAGCCATCCCTACCATGAGCACAGTCCACAACAGCGCGTTGCGCGTATCCCAAAGTTTCATTTTACCACAAGCGTGGCCAAAGTGGATAATTGGCATTGGACAGAGTGGATAAGAGCGAAGGGCAAAGAAAAGCGCCCCACATGAGAGCAGGGCGCAAATGTTGGGAAATTATGGATTATGGCTTCTCGCCATGTTCAAATCGAGCACGTTTAGCTGCTCGCACAGCCTCTTGTCCCCTTGGTCCGAGTGTTTCACCTCCGAAAGGATCTATGTAGAAGCGATGTTCATCATGGATGTATATATCGTCAAGTAAGTAGGTTCGCTCATCAACCACATAACCATCAGACCAGAGTTGTAAGTCGCCATCTCCATCTTCCCATAGATCGTATCCTGTGTACGGGCGATCTTCTGGCATGCCATCAAGTAAGAGACAGCCATGACCACTTTGCCGCACAAGCAGCTTGCATTTCTCGATTTCCTCAGCAATAAACGTGTCTGGTTTGACTTCCGCCCACATATTGACCGTCTTTAGCCAGAAATCGGGCAGATACCAGATGCCACCGAGATCGAACCCTTCTTTTTCATATTCCCATTCAACGCCTAGTGAGTCGAAATATACTGCCCATCGAGCCTCTAAGCGACTACGAAAACGATAGCCTTTGTATTCGGTTTCAATCGCCTTCAACGTTGTCATTCTTACACCCCCACATCAACTGAACTGAGGCAAGCGGTAATACCCGCTTACACTTGACCGTAACCACTGAACTTCAGTGCTGCGTGAAATCCCCCCTATAGGGGGGATTTTTCGCAGCGGTTCACTGAAGCGCTGAACTGAACTACTGAACTTCATCGGTTCAGTTCACTGTCTGATAGGTAGTATACACCGCCAACTTTCTCGACAGCGTTCCGATCTACCAGGCGATTTAGCGCTTTCGCCGTGCCGCGCTCGCCAACGCCGGTTTTGTCGTCAACGTAATCCACAATGGCAGAGAAAGAGGCGCTACCATTCGCCAGACAAGCCAGGATCGCCCGCTCCGATGGGGGCGTAGGTCTGCTCGCATCCCCTGACTTGGATGGAGCCGCTGTGGGAGCTAGAACGCAGGACGTTTGATCGTCCAGGTTTTCAAGATCAATCACCTTTAGCCGGTAATGCGAGGTTTCAAACTCTTTGGCGTCTTTTTGTTTCTCGCATCGCACGGTGATCAGATCCTCGTCTTTGGTGACTTCGATCATGGAGTACGCCGCGCCAGGGAGACTAGAGGAACCTCTCGTGCCAGCGCCGTTCTTGGGTTTGTGGTGAACGAGCAGGACATGGCAGCCAAAGAGCTTGGCGATGATGTCAGCGTTCTGTACCGCCTTGCCCATGTCCTGCGCGCTGTTCTCGTCGCCACCAGCGAGCGACCGCGCCAGTGTGTCGATGATGACCAGCTTGGGCGGCTCTGGCAGCGCCCGTAGCGCCGCGTGCAGCAAGCCCATATCCTCGTTGGACAAGAACTGGGGAGGATCGCCCAGGAGCCACAAGTCGGACTCACCCTGCCAGCCACGTTGCTGCTTCCAGGCGCGAATGCGATTGCCCATCCCACCAATACCCTCACCTGCGACGTAGGCCACCACACCCTGCTTGACCGCGCAGCCATTCCAGTGCATCCCTGTGGCGACACAGAGCGCCCAGTCCAGCGTGAGAAACGACTTGGCGCTGCCGTACTCGCCATAGACAATCGAGAGCGTGTTCTCGACGAGGTGTCCGTCAATCAGCCAGGAGGGCGGAGGCAAGTTCTCGACTTCCGTATCCCGCATGAAGATGAACTTGCGCAGGGGCGTCGGTTCTTCTGGCCCATCGGATTCTTGCTCAGGTTCCGCTTGTGTAGCTTTCCTGGCGACTTGAGTAACAGGCTGCGGCTGATTCCTGAGCGTTGCGGGCTGCCCTGCTGGCCGTGTGTAGATGCTGTGCAGTGTCCGCAGGGCCTCGGCGGCGCTATAGCCCACGCCAGGAACGCCATCGGCATAGGCGACCATGTAGGGTTCCGCGTCTGCGAGTGAGAGTCTGGACGTGTCGCGCAGTTGGCGCGCGAGATACATGCCGGTCTCGTTGCGGTTGCCTTCCTGCGCTTGGTTGAGATAATGCTTCACCCAATGCGCGGCGTTCTCGCTCGACATCTCAGGCATGGGCGTGATGATCGGCGCCAGCGTTGGCGCGCTTCGTGAGCGCCTGAGAAGCTCCAGGAGCCAGTCAGGCGGCGGCGCTGGCTCTAATGTGTTCTCCCAGGCGTAACGAGCGCCTGAGACGTGCAGAGACGGCGCGGCGACGATATAGCCGCCATCGCCGCGAATGTCCAGGCCAGGCAGACCATCCAGGTTCGTGACATTGCGATAGAGCGCCTCATCGCGTGGATGAGCGTAGAGCATATGCCATCCACCGCCGCCAGTCTTGACGCCGAGCGTTTCTGTGAGCGCGCCGTGACGGCGCATCAGCTCGCGCAAGCCATCGATGCCGCCGTTCTTGGGGTCAATGTCCAGCGTGAGCAGCCCGCTTTGCCGTCCGGTCACGATCCCGATATTCGCATAGGGCCAGCGCCGCCAGAAGTCACGAACAACGCCAGGATCAGTCGTCGCATCCTTCAACCCATGCGGCAAGAGCTCCTTGTGCCAGCGGGGATGCTTCGCTGGCTTATCGCAGTCCGGCTTGCCACAGGAGCAACCGCCATTGACCGGCGTGTGCAGCGCGACGACAGGCCAGCCACGCGCCGCATAGGCGAGCGCCGCGTCCAGCAGGGGCGATGACTGATGTTGTTGTGCCATGTCCTCGTACCCCTCTATGCGACCAGCGCCAGCAGCGCGTCACGGTCTCGACTGTGTGTGGCGGCGCGACGTAGCTTCTCTAGCGCCTTCGATTCGATCTGTCGCACACGTTCGCGCGACAAGCCTACGCGCTTCACGCCAATGAGCGGCATCATGCGTTTGGCCGTCGCGAGCAACGTGTGTGGCTCATGCCCGCCGAGGCCATACCGCAGCGCAATCACCGCTAGCTCACGGCCAGACAGACGCGCCCGGTTAATCAGTTTGACTAGCAGTTCTTCGCGCTCTAGCCGCTCGCTATCCACCGTGGCATCCGGGTCAGGCAGATGCTGGCTCAAGTCTTCAGATTTCGCGTCGTGCGGGTCGTATGGCTCGCTCAGATACGCGATGATCGGTTCCTGCCATTGCGGCTCTTCGCCTAGCCGTTTGGCTCGTCTCGCCTTGTCCTGCACATGCACCGGCGTGTGGATCGTGAGTCCCTGTTGTGCATCGGCGCGCAATATCCTCGCCGCGATATGCCAGGTGGCGAAGGTAGAGAATCTGTAGCCGCTCTCACAATCGAATAACTCCACCGCGCGCATGAGACCGATTGCGCCCTCTTGGAAGGCGTCAGCCAGCGGGATAGTCCGCTCTCGCCTCAACCGCATGGCGGTCGCCATCACGAGCTTTGCATTGTGTGCCACGGCAAGTTGAAACGCCTCTGCATCACCAGCCTGAGCGCGGGCGATCAGCGCATTGTTTTCGTCCGGCTCCAGCGGCGGATAGCGCTCAAGGTCGGCGAGCAATAGGTCAATAACCGTCCGCTCGCTATCTCGCTTGGCAAGTTCCGCTGCCTGTGCAATCAGGCCGATGAGATGATCCGTCATCACTAGGCTGCCTGCATGTTGTAGAGGGCGCTTACTACTGTCTGTAAGGCGTAGCCGCTGTACACTTGCCCGCTTGAGAAGCGCAATACACGGTAGTTCATCAGGACGGCGGTGTTATATTTCACCGCGTCGTCTTCAAATCCCTTACCGGTGACGTGGCGACCGCCGGTATAGACCCCGCCTTCAATCTCGATTATCAGACGCTCAGACACAAAGCAGAAATCATTGCGCCAGTGACGTTTGATTGACTTGGCGAAAAGATATTCACGCTTTGGATGCAAACCGAGCGCGGCCATATCTTCCGCCAATTTTTCGACTGCTGGTTTCTTGCTCATACCTGGCTGCCTTTGATAATCGAACGATAAGAACCACGCCGCGCCAAACCACGCCAGTCCTGACCATGCCTTGCCTGAAAAGGCCACGCCTCGATTGTCAGCCGCCTGCGGAATCACCCAACAAGCGGCTCCCTGCCAAACCACACCAATCCGTAACCCACCCTGCCACTCCCAACCGAACCCGGCCCTGCCGAGCCGCGATTGTTGGCGAGCGCCGGTTTCACCCGAACGCTAGCCCCTTGCCGCACCAGGCCCGTCCTCTCCTGACCGCACAACGCCGCTCCCGGCCTGAGCACACCCAACCATGCCTTACGCCACCTAGCCTTGATTGACCGCTGGCTAGGCTTTCACCCCTAACCAGCGCCTTGCCTTACCAAGCCGCAACCCGCCTAGCCGTGACTCGCGTTGCCGCACCGTGCCGCGCGAGACGACTATCCCGCGCGCTTTTCGGCGCCCTCCTCCTCTGGCGGAAGCAACTCGCGCTCCCACTGGCGAAGGGAATAGCCCGGCGGACGTGGCGGACGTGGCCGCGACATCTCTATCGCCTGCCGGATCATCCCCAACTTGCCGAGCGCCTCATGACGCCGCGTGACTTGTGCGGCGGTCAATTCATCACGGCGCGCATAGATCAGCTTGTTGGCGCCCTGGACGTTCGCCCGGCGCATCTCTCTCACTGCTTTGCGCTCCGCGACCTCCGCCGTATCCTGCTGCGCGATGACCTTGTAGCCACGCGCATGCAGACTCTCGACATGAATCCCATGCGCGATCAGCAGTTGCGCGCGCCATGCCTCCACGCGGCGCATGCGGACGATCTGCCATGCCTGAAATTTGTCTGTCTGGCGCGGCTTACTTCCCACGCCCAGCGCAGAATCAAGCCAGGCATGGGTAAAGACATGTTCAGCTTTGGCCGTCTCAGCGGCGATCAGCGCGGCATGATTGACGATCTCTTGCTCAGTCTGTTCTATCTCGTCTGACATCCGGCTATTCCTCCTTGCGCCCTGTGAGCGCAACGGTGAAGCGGCCATGCGTTGGGCGATAATCACCTAAGCCAACGCGCCGTCCTGCCGTCTCCAAAATGCGGCAGATGTCTTCAGGGTCAATCAACTCGCCATCCACTGAGAGCGAGAATGACGCCGACCAGTCAAGGAAAATCGGGCGCGCCCGATTGACTGTGCGGCCCATGACGCGCGCCGGGCGAAGATCAAAGAATCGCCCGTCATCGTAAAGGCCGGTGATGTCGCGTGGTCCGTCGTAGCGAAGCGGGATACGCGACTCGTCTACCATCACTGCCTCAAGAATGGACTTGCCTTGCTTTGTCTTCTTGGCGGCGTCGCGCAGACATGCCAGCATCATTTCAGCCGGGATGTACGGACCTGTCTTGGCGTCGTGATACATCCCTAGCTCCCATTCAATGCGAGCGATTTCGTCCAAGTCTTCTTCGCTCTTGGTTCGCTTGGCCGTGATTGCCTTGAGTTGTTTCGCCAGCGGCTCGCGCGGATTGACGCCTCGGTTAGAGTGCATCAGAAATGGCGCAGTGCCGGTAATCGTGAACTGTAATTGCTCGATTGCCATGTGGTTGCCTCGTGTCCTTTGCGTTTGAGGCCCCGCTATGCTAAAATCCCTGTGCGGGGCAATGTCTCATCTCTCTCACGGTCTCTCTCCTGCGAACGCTCGTCACACCCAATGGCGAGCGTTTCTCTTTGGTCTCGCGTTACTCGATAACTGCCTCCATTTCCAAGCCGTACCTAGCCATGCCAAGCCTCTCCGCGCCCCACCCAACCTCGCCATTCCATACCGAGCCTAGAGCGGTGACTGAAGCCGGTATCACCCAAGCCTCAGTCGCTTCATCTCGACTACTCGGCGTGCCGCCATCGCATCAGTCCGCTGCGCGTATGGCAGAAGAAGCGCAAAGACAAATTCGCCTCCACACTCCATCGTGCCTGCCAGCGAGTAGCGCGCGCCGGACGTGTCGTCGATGATCGCCAGCGGCGTCTCAGGTGGCGTGTTCACGTCCGGCCATAAGCCAGACTGCGACGGCGTTGCGGGTTGCGGTTGTGGTTTACGCATATACGTAGCCTTTCAGCGGCTCGCTCGGCTTCACGCTCAGCAGCGCGTGGATGAGGTACTCGACGAGGTTGCCCGGCACGTCCACGCCAGGACCCATCCCAGCAGGCTTTGTCAGCAGCCGGTACGTCTCGCCATCGCAGATGACCAGCAGTTGGTTGTGTCGCCACGCGCCCTCAGCGCCACTGGCGATCCAGTCCTTGAGCGAGATCGCGTCACCCGGCGGCTGCGCGGTCACCTGTGGCTGTTCGACGATCTCCGTGTTTGTCGTCGGCGTGTCAGAAGCGCGATCGTGCTTTTCACTCGTCGCCGGCGAGGGCACGATGGAGAGCGATCCAGCTTTCTTCGCGTCGTTGATTGCCTTCATGGTCATACCAGCCTCGGCGGACACGCGATCGCGGCTCTGTGCGCGCTTCTCATCGCCACGGCAGGCGCGGCAAACATCATCGCGGCGTGTGTGACTTGGATCCACCGTGGCGGCGAACTCGCTGATCTCGCGCGCATCGAGGGCGATCAGTGCGAAGGCGTGGGCTGCTTTCGTGTGCCCACACTTCATACAGGTGAGATAGGCCGATGGTCGGCCCTTGCCAGTCAGTGCAGGAGCTGCGCTCATGCGGTTGCCTCTTCCCAAAGGCTGGGCTGCCCTGTGCAGCCCAGCCTTTCATAGTTGGCGTCGATAATCAGCCGATGCATGCTCATGCGCCATGGCGTCGCGAGCCAGCGACCATGCCAATCGAAGAGCGTGAACATGCCGCGCGCGACCTCGTATTTGTAGCCGTTGCGCTTGCCACCGCCGACGCTTGTAAACACGCTTCGCTTGAGTTCGTTCGCGCGTCTCCCTTGCTCAAGCAGGCGCCGGACTTCCTCTTTCGCGAACTCGTATGGACTGTCTTGCTGAAGAGCCGCCTTGTAGCGCTCATTCTGCTTCTGAGTGAATGTTCCTGCGACGGCCATCAGCGCCCTCGCTTTCCTGAGCGCCAGTCCCGGCTCTGTGGACATGTGGCAAAGTGCGAGGTAAAGAGCGGCCAGTTCTCCGGTCCCGGCGTGTCCACACCATCGCGAAGCACGCGATAGCAGCCGTTCTCTATCACGATGTTGCCAACAGGGGTGGGCTGCGCATCAATGGGAGCCATCTTGCCGGTGCTGGCGCTGCGCAGCATGATCACGTCGGCCCCGCACGAGCGACACTTAGGCATGGTTTGCCTGCCTCTCGCGATTCCATGCCCGCCGCCTGTGCTCGATGCGCGATGAGAGCGAATCGGCGACATCAGCGAATGCCCGCAATTGGCCAGCCAGATCACCATCGCGGCGAAGGTCGGAATCGTAGATACCCCAGGTTGCGCCAATCAGCGCTGATCGCAACTGGCGCGCATAATAAACGGCATCCTTCATCTTCTGGTTGCTGTCGTCTGGCGTTTCGTTGAACATCAGTGGCTGCCTTTCCCGCGTGGCAACGTCTTCAGGTCCGGCGTGCGGTCTCGCGCCGCCTCTGCGTTGTCCAGCGCCTGTAGCGCATCGGCTTTGGTGAATGACTGTCCGTTGAACGTTGCGCTTAGGAAGTCCTCTAGTTCGCCAAGGTTCTTGATACCGGCGCCCGTCCAGGCTTTGTGGAACTCGGCGTCGCTGTAGGGGTCCCATTCGGCGATGATGCTGTGGTCTTCCTCGACAAACGCGATTTCCGGCTCAGGTTCTGGCGTTGGCTCTTCCGGCTTCACGATCACACCAGCCTGAAGATTTACCAGCGCCTCGCGTCGGTTGATCTTGTGGAAGTCGCCTTGCTTCACGCCGAGCCGATCAGCCATCTGCTGGCTGGTCATGCCGAGCTTTCCGCCTGCCCGCACGAACTCACCGATGCCCAGATCATCAGCGGGTGATGCGGATTGTGGCTTTGGCGCTGGTTTAGGATCTGGCGCTCGATCAAATCTCGGCTCTTCGACGACTGGTGCCTGTTTCTCGACTGTCACGCCGGTCAGCCATGTTCGCAGCGTGTCTGCGAGCTGGGAGCCAGGCTTGGCGATGACCGCGCCGGTCAATGCAGGGCAGCGCGTCTTCTCGATGGTCAGCGTGTTTTCCTGGTCCAGTTCGCCGAAGACATCGAACTCGTATTCCAGCCCGTCACGCTGGATAGGCGCGGTACCAACCTTGCGCGGCGCCGCCTTGCCCTTGTCGGTTTGCTCGACGACATATTCTGTCTTCGTTCGCATCGTGGCGATGATGTGAACACGCGAGCCGGTGATTGCTTCCAGCAGTGCGTTCTCGATGGGCTTGACTTCGCCCCACGCTTGGAAGCTGTTGCCCTTGCGCTGAACGATCTCCAGGATGCCGCCCTTGCCATTCCAGGCGTGCGTCAGGCTGTCGATCACGATGACCGCATAGCCTTCCGCCTCGGCGGCGCGAATGGCCTCGACGTATTTCGTGGGGTGGAATGTGTCCATCTCCAGCACATCAAAGTCGAAGAGATCGGCGTACTTTGATGCGCTGCCTCGCTCGGTGTCGATCACAGCGACGGGCTGACCGCCCGCGATCTCGCGTGCCAGCAGCAGCGCTGTGTATGTCTTGCCACTGCCAGCGGGTCCAGCGAGCGCCATGCGGAGCTTCGCCGATATCTTGACGGCTTTCTTGAATGCGACCATCAGGCTGCCTCGTATTCTTCGTCGTCCGGGTAGTACCAGAAGAGTGGCTCTTCGCGAACACCGGTTCTCACGCCATCGAAGATGAAGCCGTTCGCCTCGGCTCGCGCG